TTCTCATTAGTCTTAATTGAGCTAGTGACTGAACTAGTAGGTGCAATTCCTCGAAAATCAGCAGCGGAAACAAGCTGAGGACTATCCTCTTTGAATGAAATTGTGGTGTGCTTAACTCAACACCCACTCTTACTCGAGTTATGAAGAGACACAATCCTTCAACCCCCCTTCACCCTCCTAGCGACATACCGACTAGAGAGGAAGTCTAAGGACTCTAGTCAGTCGTTGATTTATTAGCGGCTACTGGAATCACGATATTTTCTTTGGTTTTAGTACTGAGGAGAATAGGCGTTTGGATAGGCATTTATCCTGCACTTGCCTCTTACCTTACCTGGGTATCCACTTAGATCACCGTCGTCCCTCAAATGCTCTAGGAGCTCACTCTCGCCGGATATGATGGACAATATGATTTGTTGGGTCTTGACATTTCATATAAGCGGTACAGAAAGATCAACCGTCGTGACTAAAAGGCTAGCTAGCGTTAAGAAATTAGAAAGAAGGTAAAATAGTAACGTTAACTTCTCTAGCGCCGATTAGCACGATCTATTCGTAAGGCTGAAAAATCTAGGTCTAAAAGCCGAGATTAGAAGCTTGAACAATGGGAGTACGCAGATAGACTCGCAGAAGTCTAACCCATTGACGAGTAGCGCAAGGACAAGCTGGACACTAGAAGAAAGAAAAACAGGGCAGAGCGAATAGCGAGGCGAAAGCTCGAAAAGAAAGAAAAGCCCGTCTAGTGTAAGGTTGAGTAGTTAGTTAAGAGGATGGAGTAAGTACAACTTACTTAACCTCTGGTGGAGTAATAGTATGATCGTGAAGATTAGTACTATCTCTCTTTGGCAGGTAAGAGGAATCAGCCCGCTGTCAGAGAGAAACGTCCCACCAAGGCTCAGAAAGCCTAAAACTAACGTCGGGAGATTGAGAACGCAATCAAACGCTTCTCTAAAGGTGGTAAAGGGCAGCCAAAACAAAAGCGTAAGCAGTACCCTGGACCAGCCAATCCTCCCAATCCGGCCGATCTTCCAAGCAATCCTCCTGCACCGCAGGCTCCAAATGCAGTTGTAAATAGCGCTCAAAGTCCAACTGGTCCGCTTCCTTCTCCTGCATCCTCGGGGACAAACTTGGCCGTTCCCCCTGTGACTAACCCACCAAATGCGACGTCACAGTCACCGCCACCACCAGTGGCACCCCCTGCAAACCCGGCCCCACAGAATCCTCCGCCGGTCCCTGCAACATCACCTCCTGTTCCACCTCCTCAACCCGTTACAGGAACCCAGTCTCTCCCAGTCAACAACCAGGCTGTGAGTCCTAATGCCCCGTCACTTCCTACCATCGTAGCAGGCAAGCATACTGCAAAGCTTCCTCCTTTGAAAATGGCTGTGGGCACCACCAGCAAGAACGACTCTAAAGTCTCTGTTGGTGGTATTGACTATGAAGCGAACCGAGCTGTAGTCAAAATTAGGAACGTAGTGTACAACACTACGTAGGGTAGTCGAGCTCCCCTGTCCGCAATGGACTTTTCAGTCGTTACTATACCCACCAACTTGAGAATCGTGGGATAGTTGACCAAAATGAAGCATTTTTCAACGACTAAAATAGTGGGCAAAGTTCGCGTGGTGACCGTCAACAATACCTAGTAACACTCCTTCGAAGCTGACAGCATTCCTATCTATTATCAAAATACATAGGACGGAGCTAGGTATGTGTTCCTCAAGGGTAGAGCTTACAAGATCTACTCTGCCGCTGGAAATGGGTTATGTTATCTTTAGGCCTTGTCAATGTATGCGACAGGCTCTTACAAGCCGGGTTACAGTGTTCCCTCACACAACTTCCCCGCCTATAGGTAGCTTTCCCTCCTCAAAATTGGCGCTCAAAATGCCTAGCTCATTGACGCCAGCAGCGGTGACAAATACTCCCTCAAAACCAACGGTGACCCTTACGACGCAGTTTAGCTTTTCGGCGACATGATCGGGTCATTCCCCATAACTGACATACCCACAATCGAAGACTTCGGGTTACGCAGCTAGTACAACGCTGCTTTGTTAGATTATGGACTCTTGGTTCGCACAGGGGGTCTGGCTTAGGTTGGTCACTACGAGGTGGCCTTCCCCTTAACTAGAAATGCCGATTTCACTCCGCACTAACTCAGTGCATAGTTAAGGGTTAGACGTGGTACGCAGCTGTAAATGAGAACCGTAAAAGCTGCCGTCTTCCAAGCCAACAACAACTTCTACTCCAACCAGCCTTCTCCTGGTGACACCCAACTCCTTGGGGCTCTGCAATAATTCGTCTTTTGTAGAGTAAGCGTGGTTAACTCTGCCTATGTCATCGACCCAGCCATTCCTACAAAGAAGCGGTTTATTGGGTCTATACTATTCGGAACTCAGGGTCATGAGTGCGTTTATCACGTGTTCTCCGAAAAGTATATGGATTGGGGGCGACCTGTGAATCCTCTTGCTTTGATCGTACCGCTACAAACGAGCACCGTAGCGGGTGGTGGGGCCACTCTTATCTTGTACCATCTTGATAGGGCGTGGGAGCTTGGATTAGAGACTTGGGTGGAAGATAAAAATTTCAGCCCTCCTCCTAACCTTGCATTTTTGGCACTCGGCGCGCGTAAAGCTCAACTAGCTAACATCACCGCCATTGCCCCCCAGTCACCAACTCAAACGATAGCATCGGGTTCAGGTCAACAGGCAACTGCATCAACTTCAGTGATCGTGCCTGCTTCAAGTCAAGCCCAGGTTCCCATTCCTGGCGTCGGTGGCAGCCCAGCTGCCGGAGAGGTTAAGATTGGTCCGATGACCTTAGGAGAACACACAGTGAAGAATCCCACTTCCAAGTCTTAGAGTTAAGTTCAGACGTACAAAAACTCTACTTATGTCAAATAAGTCCAGACTACTCTGTGTAAGGTACCCTAAGTGCGCAAACACTTCGAAAATGTATATGCGCTCAATTCTGTCAGTGTAACGTTAGAGAACGTGCTCGAACTAGTTGGTAGCTACTCCCCAACTAAGTACGGGTATTAGAAATTCTGCTTCGATGAAAGCCTTAAGCAGTTTACTAATTACCCTCTGCGACGAGCAACACTTGGCATCTCTCCAGTTCTCGCTCCATACAATGGACGGAACGCAATTCCCCAGTACGATTCTTAGTATTACTTGCAAATCTAAGCTATGATGATTCATAGGCTCTTAAAAGAGGCAATCGAAGCTGAAGGGTAAGCCATCTACGTGACCGACCGTATCCCCAAGATGTCTTATCAACTGTTCAACTCTAGTCCCTACACTTGCATTGTCCGGAGAGGATAGTCCGACGGTGGTGTCTTTTGCGTAGATGCTCCAATTGAATAAATTGCGGTGCACCTTAGCTATAAGGCATTACATAAGATAGTCCTTATCTCCTCAACTAGAGTTTTCCACACCCCTTCATGGGAAGATCATCATATACTAAACTCCTCTATCGTAGTATATGGTGGTGGCCTCGTCTACACTGGTAATTCCAAGATCTTGAATACTATCGCTGATGTAGACGGAGTTTTAGTCGCGCGCCCAGTTGACTAGGGTATGTCGTTCTCGCTAGGTGTTGACCCGGTTGTCGTACCGTACTTCACTTAGTAAGTAAGGTGCTCTCATGAGCTTTTCACTCAGAAACTGTCGTAAACTTTTTACTGGGTGGCCCGAAAGAAACGCATTGAACCTAGAACACTTGTACCAGAGCCTTCAGTCTCGCGCAGGCTAACTTACGGATCACACGCACTCATTAACGGATTAACTGCCGTGCGTGTACACCGTAGCCTAAAGTCACTCACCAAAAGCACCCTTTTCCTCGTTCCCAATTAAGCCATCCTCGACATCCAAGAATCCGTTGGCTTAATCACTGCATCAACTCCAAAATAGTTTATCAAAGCTGCCGTCGCAAAATCTCAACTCACCGGCTGGCTTCGATCAAATCGTCTTTGGTGCAACGAGTATCATTGGGTCCTCACCGGCTACTTCCTTGAAATGCGATTCCTGGATGATTAAGGGTTAGAAACTCTTGGCGTAACTACAACACGCACTTAATCATTAGCCAGTCAAGCCGGAAACGTCGCGTTGGATATCTTGCAGACCGCAATGGCACCAGTAACAGCTTAAGCTCGTGCCCTCGGATAATAATTGGTACAGAAGGGAGTCACCTAAATCCTCCTTCCCATTATCCGTGATGCAAGGTAGTTCATCGCCCCTCAGCCCCAGCAATAGGCGCGTAAGTTCAAATAGTCCCAGTCACTTTTCGGAGCTTTATCCGAGATCTTCATCCAGCGAAATGAAGATTATACTGTTAACTACAAGAAGACTTTTGTTAAATTGGTGATCATCCAGTTTGCAGTATACCTCTTAGTGACGCTATTCATCCGAGCTACCCCCCTACAGGGCGACAAAGTTATCATTTCTCCTTGGGCTATACCACACTTCCAGTAGCTTAACGCTATCGCAGAAGTTGGTGAGCTTTGGGACGTGAGAAGGGTACCGTTTGCTTTTATGACATCAATGTTCTGGGGTGGAACATTATGTACTCAAAAGTAGATGGAAGGCTTTGAGGGCCATTACCTAATACCTCACGGTTCAGCAGCAGTCCCCCAGTCCTCAACCTGGGAGCTATGTCACGGGCGTAGCAAGTAGCAAGTCAAGAACGCGCTTTAGGGTACACTTCTCTAGCAAGCGCTGAGACTTAAGCAATGTGGAGAGTATTGGTCATGGCAGTAGTTCCAGGAAACGAAAAATCATATCTGGTTCTGCTACAATCCTACCTATTTCATCTAGGCCAATTTCTTCAACATGCTGGTTCCACTCATTCCTAAATCGTTGGAACCCTACTATCCTCCAATTCCCGTAACTTGGGTCGTCTTCTTTGGCACTTTCGTTGATTAAGCAGTTATTGTACTCGGGCTAATCATCGCAACTGTCATTGGACAGCGGCTACGCACAGTCGCTCCTCTACTCCGTATCGCCTAAATCGTTACTAGAGGGCCCTCCAAATTCCAGTCCCGGCTTTACAGATTCATAGTCGAAAGACTACTCTCTCTTGCCACTCGGGGCGGAGCCAAAGTCCCACGCTCTCTCAAACCCAAAGCCTAAGAAGCTTCAAACCCTGTCGTTAGATACGCTAAAGAGTTCGCTACTCGCTTCTAGCACAGGATCGGTTTTGGTGCATTTGCTGAGAGGTGTTTCCGGAATGTCCGTTGGGGAAAAGGTGGAAAGACTAGTGTTTACTAGGTTCCTTTGAATGTTAACGTGCATGTCAACAAGGAAACCTACTAAAAAGGAGTCTCGCCTGTCGACCTTGAAAGATTTTCGTTCCGGATTGGTAAAAGACGTCTGGGGATTAATCCTCCCCCTTATGAGACACTTCCTTGTACTTGTGGATCACGCGTCACAGGTAAGAAGGTTGTGTAAGTTATGGCGAACGGGAAGGCGGTGGATATTCATTTCTACCGTTCTTGCGTCATCAACTTAGTTTTCGGTGTTTATGGGCGACATTTTTCTCAAAAGACTCGTCCAGCTAAAGAGGTAGTATAGGCTATGCGAAAGCGAACCACCTAGTGGATTGCTGACTAGCTTGTCCCTCACTTGGCTGTCCTCCAGGACACAAACCCAAACGTTCTCAAAGTCCTTCCTCACGACTACATTTAGCACCACGTACTACCATCGAAACGCGAAGTTTACCGTTAATAGTACGAGCAATTTATTTCCTAGGGTCACAAGACTAAGCCAGTCTACAAGTTGTTTGTGAAAAGCAATGAGCCCAACCCTATAACGGAGGGTAAGGTTGGTGACAAGAAGCCACGCTTTGTCATCAATCCTTAAGGAATTAAAGGTGCGGTCGGTCCGATCATGCACGCAGTCATGAATGCAATTGGCTGCATACCGACTTTCAAGGGTTGCAACGGCGATGGAATGAGCTAACAACTCCAATCCGCATAACGCGATATGTGGATCTCCGCTGACGGTAGCAACTGGGATAGCACCCAGTACTACGAAGTCTTCCAAGCCGTAGACCATCCAGTCCTCCGAACAATTTTCGAATTTTTAGATTTTAGTTAGTCTGGCTTGACTGACTATCATATCTAGGAGGCACTGAAGCTAGCAGTTTCCCAGAAACTTCCGATCAAGTACCGCAAGAAGGGAATCAAGATCGACGTCCTCACAAAGGACTTTACTGCTAGTGGAGTTTTTGACCGTACTAACCTCAACTATGTCCGTCAGTACATTGGCGGCACTTGCCAGCACCACATTAACTCCTTCTAAGCCACTCCACACCACTCGCTTTCAACTCTCATTGCAACCGGCGATGATGGCCTTCGTTCAGTCCATAAATAGTATAGTTAGTACTTCCTTCAGTGGATGGATTATCTTTACTATCCTGGATAGTTCTTGGTCAAAAACGCTGTCACTGCAGCAACGACTGGGTGGTTAAGGAAGAGCGCTCACTCTCTTTCCAAAATTCCTGAAAGTATTTCGAAGATATTCGTCAAAGTGAGAGCCGGCTACCTACCAGTGCGACCTCTAGAGAAGATGGTCACCACCGCAATGGTGAATCGCACTAACATGAAGACTACTTAGTATCATGCCGGAACAGCCTTTGCCTACGCTCCTCAAACAAACGCAATAGGCTACTACCAATCCTTCGCTCAGTGGAGGTCAGCTTTAGCTGTTGGCGTAAAATCAGCTTAACGCCATTTAACAAAAATCTGGGGTGCATAGTCGTAGTTCAAAGTATCTCATCATACCTCTTAACTCTTTGCTGAGCGTGAGGCAGGTGAATACAATGGTGCTATCGCTCATGCACTGGGGGTCTCTCGTCTCGAATTGAATTCTTTCTTGGCCTACGTTAGCCAATTGAGATCCCCTCGGGTCTAACATCCATTACTCGACTCTTTGTTCCCTCGAGTACCCGACCAAACCTAACCAAACCGCGTCACTACCATTATCGATGCTAACGAGGCGTCTAGGGCTTAATTGGCCTAGGCACTCGACTGTGGTAGCGCGTCTCCTGAGGGTTGCTGATGACCCCTTAGGAGTTTTCACCCTCTACATGGTTTTCCTTGGCCATGTAGAGGACGTATGCTCAGGGTTAACGTTACTTGCCTGATGTAACGAAGTAAAACATTATTCGGGTACCTTACCGTGCAC